ATAGTTTATATTTTCAAATACTTCGGCCCGAAGCGTAGTCGGTAAAGAATCTGCTCGTCCGTTATAAATGAAAAATTTATCGTGCCCCATCCAGTAAATGACGTTATTCACCGCTGTAATAGCATTAGGGCCAATCAACGTCACATCAGAAGAAATAAGTTTTTGGGAAAATAACAATGGAAACGTAGCGGTATACTGCACGGAGGTCACGGAAGATTCCGTAAACACAACAATTTCGCCGTAGTTGCTAAAGGCGCGTAAAATTTGAGACCCAGATTGGATTCTCAAATACCCAGCAGTCGAGATGCCGGGATCATCACTTGGTGTCCAATTACGAAAATTTGCTTGGCTCGCCCATCGAATAAGCAATGGGTCAAACTCAGGCACCGGAGGAGTATCGTAATAAGGAACCGCTCCAAACGCCATTAAGATATTGGCATTATTATCAAATAAAACTTGCGTAACTTTAGTAGGAATATCAGATGCTGTCCCAAGATAAGTAAGAGAAGCGGGTGGGGGATTAGTACTTAACAAAATTGCTCTAGTCGAAGTGCTAATAGAATTTGTTAAATTCCAATAGTAGATTTGTCCAAAACGAACATTAAAGAATAAATCGTCAACATATTTGTCAAAATAGACAAGCTGTAAAGGAACATAAATTGGCGTGCTTGTTGGGGTTCCCCATCCTGTTCCAGACGTAACGCCACCCCAATCAGGCGAACCCCAGCCATACCCAGAGGCATTAATTGCCGCGCCAACATCAATTTCAAAATACGCAGTGCCACCACTTCCACTTGTCCCGCCCACGCCCGCGAGAGTTCCAGTATCGACAGTCAGCGTAGTAGAGGCTACAGATAAAATCTTAAATCCGTTGTTGGAGTTTAAGGTGGTATTTAATATCCCGTCATATGTAGGAAGACCAGTAAAACAAACATAGTTATTAACGGCAGCGCCGTGTGCAGACCCAAAAGTTACTGTAATTATAGAAGAACCAGAAACAGTAGTAAAATTAGTTACAGCAAGACTAGGCGTACCAGACCTAAGTGGCGTAATGTTGTTGATAGTAGTAGCGTATTCAACATACACTCTATCGCTAGTACCAAGCGCAAGATAATTACCAACAGTGGTTGAGGCGGTACTCGACCAATTAAAAAGTGAACGGCACGCACCCGCAAACGTATTGCTAGAGTACCGTATCCACCCTCCAATTTTTTGAGGGAACCCGGAAAAAAACCGAACCTTATCTCCAGCGTACCAACCACCTTCGCCCGCGTAGTTGGTTTGATCTCGATTGATTCCGGGTTTTAATACAACCTTTTTGAGAGGCATTAGCTTTCCTTACGGAAAATCTCAATGACCGAGATGATCGCAGACACCATCGCGCCAATCGCAGGAAGGGCATCGGGGGAAAGATGTAGCCCCACTGCACCGGCAAGCAACGCAAGTCCGCGCCAAGTGCTAGGTTCCTTAGCTCTGTCGATAAGATATTGCATGTCAAGCCCTCCCTGCATGTCGGATTGAAAAATGATTGCCGTCAGGTTTGCTGAACCGCCCGCCCCAAGCGCACTCTGCGTTCAAACTTTCCCAGAACTCACCCAGTGGGCGGTAGTCCTCGGTGGCCGTGAGGTAAGTGCCGAGCTTGAACAAGTTTAGGTCGATTGCCAGTCTTTCACAATGAAGACTATTGACAATCCCCTTGCCTGCCGCTGCGTTCATTTTGGCTTGCTCAGGGCTTCGGTAAGCATCCCCGAACGTCAGTTCGTAGCCGTTGGCATAGGCAAATTCAATCAGCTTACCCACTAATTTTGTAAACAACCGTTGTTTTTCACCAAGCGTCATCTTTTGTCTGCCTTCCCATCAAGTTTATCAACGATGCGGTTCAACAAATCTTTAATTTCGTAGATGTCCCGGCGGTAGTCTTCTTTTAAGACATAAGTTTTTGGGAGGTCTTCGCGCAGGCCCGACATGTCGGACTTCAGTTCCTTGACCGCGCTCCATACTTCGTGGGCGAACCATCCTAGTAACGCCATGATGACCCCCAACCCAAGGTTGATTACAATTTGTAAGTCCACATCAGCCCCCCAACGCCGCAACGCGGGCTTTAAGGTCTTCGATCATGGCTTGCTGCTCTTGGATGGCTTTGGCAAGCAACGGAGCCATCAATTCGTAATGCACCGATTCTGGCTGTTTATTTTCGTTGTAGCTTACAAGTTCTTTAAGGCCGATAGCGTCAATTTCTTCCGCAATAAACCCAAAAGATCGAGGGGCAGTCGGATCTGATTTGTAATTAAACGTGACCGCCCGAAGTTGCATTACTTCGTCTAACCCGTAAAAGGTATTTTCGATATTTTCTTTATATCGAATAGAAGAAGTTAAGCCGCCGTATTGCCCAGTACTGGAACTAACGTATACTGATCTGTATGTAGCGCCTACACTGGTGGCAAAAGTATCTGGAACTTTTAACCCAGTGGAATCAATGGTTACTTTAGTCTTAAATTCGCCGGTTTTTTGAATGGCAAAACCTATAGTAGTATCTTCAGAATTGGAAGATACGTCATTAGCTGTAATTGCAATTCTTGCATATTCGATATTGCTAGTGCTACCACCGCTGTTTCGGCCAAAAAACCTCACCCAGCATATTCCGTCACCATTAGCTGGCGACGCGCTAATTTTGTAGTAATTTAGACTTAATGGGTTTGATGACGCATCAGTAGAGGTGATCGCAATTCCGGTAGTGGATGTAGTTGAAACTCCAATAGGCGTAGTAGTTGCGCTGATAGACAGAGGAAAAGTAGGAGTAGTGTCCCCAATACCGACATACCCACCAAAATAATTATTGCCATTAGCAATATAAGTTGCAAAGGGGTAAGTGATCGTGACGTTGCCGCCCGCTGTCGGGGCATTTTCAATGTATAAAGTGGACGCCTTAGTGTAAGTAACTGACGTATTCGTCGCTGCAATAGCAGAAGTTCTAAGGCTAGTCAGTGTGCCATGCGCGACAGTAGTAGACGATGCGGTAATGTTGTCCGTGTACGTCCCCGGCCCTACCGTAAGTTTGGCTGGGACAGTCGTTGAAAGCGCGGGGCCAGACGCTGCGGATTTATTGACTGAAAGTCCAACGCCATCAATACCTGAGATAGTGGTGAACTGCTGGCTATCCTGTAGGAAAAGCCCTACTCTTCCATTCCCAAAACATACTACAATCGCATCTTGCCCATTAGGGATGCGGGCGTAATTAGCCGCACTGGGGAGGGTCGCGCCTTGGTAGATTCTTAAATCTTGGTTAATAAGACTGTTTCTAACTAAGTAATACCCTTCAAAATAAGGTGCGCCAGTGCTGCTAGCTTTAGTAATTCGGACACTACACACAGCGTTAAGATCAGTGGCGCTAGTAAAAATCAAAACGCGATTGCGTCCATCAGGGCTGGACGGGGCATAATTAGCTACGTCTAAATTAGTGCTAGTCGACGATATTGTGATTGTTTCAACGCCAGAAATAGCGGTATCAAAATACGCAAAGTTATTATTGGTGATAGTTCCCCAAGTTCCAGCTTCAGTACCGTTAGAAATTTGTTCTATGCCAAGATTAGTGTATCCAGATGCTGACATGATTAAACTCCAAATGCCGTAATAAACATTGACGTAAACTGAATAGTATTGCCGATACCAATCATCGCACTTGTAAGAATCATGTCAGTGCCGGAAGTACCGCAAGTGCCTTGCATCACCGCGTTGGTGGAAGTAGCCGCCGAAGGATAGATACGGAAATACCCCGCCGTACCAGCATCAGTAGCCACCGCGTTTGCTACCGAATTTACGGTCAAAGTACCAGTAGCAGCCGTACCAAACGGAGACCCCCCAGCAAACGTCACAAGCAGAACGCCAGTATCTGGCGTAGCGCAATTAGTGGGGATAGATCCAGTCCAAATTTTAATTACACAAGTTGCGCCAATGTCAGTGATCAACTGAGTCATTGCGTTTGTACGATGAGTAACTGAGTATTGAATAGCCATATTTAGATCCTTTTACGCAGCTATCTGCGTCCAATTTGGGGTTTGGGCATCATCGACATCCGCCCAAATGCCCGTCTGAGTATCGTTTACCGGCGTCCAACTTGGGGTTTGATTAGCGTCAATTACTCTCCAGCCAATAAATATAAACTCAACCGGCGCACCTGTGATGGTGTAGCTGCCGGGGTCGGCGCTTAAATTTACGCTAGCAATAAGAGTAGCTGGGGCACCTGTGATGGTGTAGCTGCCCGCAGCGGCATTAAGATTTAGTGAAGTACTAAGAGTAGCCGGCGCACCTGTGATGGTGTAGCTGCCGGGATCGGCGCTTAGGATTGTACCCAGTATAAAAGTAGCCGGCGCACCTGTGATGGTGTAGCTGCCCGCAGCGGCGTTTAACGGAATAGACCTACTAAGAGTAGCTGGGGCACCTGTGATGGTGTAGCTGCCCGCAGCGGCGTTTAACGTAATAGACCTACTAAGAGTAGCTGGCGCACCTGTGATGGTGTAGCTGCCGGGGTCGGCGTTTAACGGAATAGACCTACTAAGAGTAGCTGGCGCACCTGTGATGGTGTAGCTGCCGGGATCGGCATTAAGATTTAGTGAAGTACTAAGAGTAGCCGGCGCACCTGTGATGGTGTAGCTGCCAGCAGCAGCATTAAGATTTAGTGAAGTACTAAGAGTAGCCGGCGCACCTGTGATGGTGTAGCTGCCGGGATCGGCGATAAGCGTATACGCTATAGATACAACTGGGCCGGGGGGAGCGTAAGGGATTAAGGTTTCGTCAAACCATCCCTGCACTACTTGATCTTTGTCAAACCACCCTTGGGTGTTTAATTCGGTGTCAAAAAACCCCACCGTAGTGTTAAACACCCAGCCAGAATTACTCCCACTATCAACACTACTTGCGGTACTCCACGGTGGGGAGGTGAACACCGACATGAGAGATAAATCTAAATACCTAAAATTTTTATATGCGGGGGTGCCCCAAAAAACAGAAGCAAGTGGGTCAAATCCGTCGTTTCCATCTGAAGCTATAGTTAATAATTTGGTATAAGCCCCAGTTATAGAGATGCTATTAGTTACGTTTATACTGGCACCAGCAAGCCCGTCAACAGTTTTGAACCCTATTCTACTTCCTGCTCCAGTCGAAGTAATAGAAAGATTAGCTACGTTACAAAAATTACTGGGGTACGGCCCAACACCATTAGCAGAAATTTGTCCGTTAATTACTCCAGTAGGAGATGATATATTAAGCGTACCTATTGTTGTCGGGGGAGATCCAAAACCTAGTGTACAATTAATAGCTGTATCGGTGTAATTAAACGTAGCGTTTGGAGCAGAAAGAGTAGTAAGCCCAAAATAGAGCTGGGTACTTACGGAATTAAACGATTTAATCGTAATAGTGCTAGTACCAAACGTAGCGGTTCCACTATTAATAACAAGATTAGAAATAGTTAAGTTGCAATTATTAGTAGAAAAAGTTCCACCTAACTGAACTAAACTATTTACAAACGCCCCGGTACTACCAGAAGATAACGTATGCGGCCCAGCACCTACAGAGTATAGAGTAAAAGTTCCTTTTGCTTCGGTATTTACCCCAGACAAATTTACAGTAGTAGCGGTAGTTCCATTCAGCGTAACGCTGCACGGATAAATCTGACCGCCGCTAATATCTAAACTATTGCCTGCGCCGTTTTTCCCCGCAATAGCTATGGTCTCCCCCGTGCCGGGAGTATTGCCCACTGTGCCGGTGAACGAAGAATCGAGTGTAAGAGATTTACAGTTAACAGTTATCCCAGCGGCGATAGGCGTATTCGCACTGGTAGATGTAAAAATTACATCGTCAGAAGAAGTAGGAACGGTCGCAGTAGACCAAATATTCGTAGTACTGGCATTCCATGTCCCTGCTGTTCCATTACGGGTTATAGTTGCCATGAGTAATTAATCGCTACATTACCAAGTAATGATTATAGCGTAGCCAGCGCCGCCAGCGCCGCCAGCACCACCTAAGCCGGGGTTCATGCCGCAACCGCCACCACCTCCGCCTCCGCCACCAAGACCGCCGTTGCCGCCAGCAGCACCCGCTGTTGATGCGGTCACCGTTGTGCCGCCACCCCCGCCGCCACCGCCGCCAGCAAGTGAGTTGCCCGCCGCGCCAACAGAGCCTGCCGTAGGTGTAGCTCCATCAGTACCCACCGCACCGCCGCCGCCAGCCGTGTAAGAGTTAGAAGCGCCGCCAGCCCCACCAGCCACTATCGTAAGAGTTGCGCTGTGAGACCCACCAGCACCGCCGCCGCCGCCGCCGTATAGAGAAGACCCGCCAAGCGAACTCGCTACCGGAGTAGCAGCACTACCCGCACCGCCTGCCCCGCCCCATTCGGCGTTTGCGGTAGTCGCAACGGCAGCAGTCCCTGTTACCCCCTGCCCGCCCGCGCCGTTAGTTGCAGCGGTTGGAAGGCCGCCAGTGCCGCCAGTAGTACTCCCCGTACCGCCCGCACCGCCCGAGCCACCGCCACCACCACCACCTGTAACTGCGGCGCTGATTGCCCCGCCGGCCCCTCCCCCACCGCCAAATGCAGTCAAAAGGGTGCCGAACGTGGTGTTACCACCAATACCACCGTTACCGCCCGCTGCGCCCACTGCGCCGGCAGTCCCCACTGCGCCCGCTGCGCCAATCGTTACGGTTAAAGATGAAGGTAAGTCAGTGGCAAGATAGGTAATCCACTTACTCACCCCTCCACCGCCACCGCCGCCACCTTTAGATACTTGTGTCAAAGCCAGAGAGGAACCGCCGCCGCCCCCGCCGCCGGCCCCCCAAATTCGTACTTCAACCGCACGGGGCGTAAACGTAGTCGGCTTAGTCCAAGTGCCGGTGGTTGAAAATGTCTGAACATCTACCGAACTGCTGGCGGAAGAAACAAAAGGGACGCCGGAAGAGTTGAGCCGTGCCCAACCTGCGCCTTCGGTGAAGTTGGTGGTTTCGTCAGGGGCTAACGTCGCATTAATAAGGTCTACAACATCCGTCCCATTTGTCATCCGAACAGTGACAAGGTTGGTTACGCTGGCGCTATTGTTGTGGATGCTGATGAACTTAACATTTCTGACCGTGCCCGCTGTCGGAGCTGTGACAAAATCCGAAGTCATCGCAGAAAGAATAGACGGGAAAATCACACGACCGGGGGTAATAGCCCCCGTAGACGTAACAATATCAACATATGATGCGTGACACTCAATGTCCCCCGCCGCGCTAGTAACAACTTGGATTTTGTCGGTAGACGCTAAGTTAATCATGCTGGTTCATTCCAATCGTCGCCGGGGTTTACACGATGATTATTTTCGTTTCTTTCGACAATGACGTAATCTGGAAAATATCGTTTGGCGTCCTCCATTGAAGCAACCACAACGATGTTTTCGATCTTGCCGTCTTTAATAAGAAAAACGTCCATCGGTTATACCGGGGTTACTGTAAAGATAGTGCCGGGGGAGGCGTTATTGAATTTAACGGTAAACGAGTCCGTATCGTTCAGCGTGATCGCGCTACCGTAGTCCCACCAAGCCACCAACGGTTTACTCACAGGAGTCGTCGTGGTGTCGTTGTACAACACTGCATATCGGAACGGCCCTATCGAACCGCCCGAAGCGGTGAAAACGACTTGTGTTCCGGTGACAGTCGTCGTCCCACTAACTTCCGAAATACCAATAGTCGCTACGGCGGTGCCGCCCGAAGTGTATCCATTGCCCGCCGAGATTTGAGTGATGTTCGCTAAAATCGTGTTGGTGTTTACAGGTAGCGTATTACTCAACGCGATTTTATAAGTATCAGTTAGAAAATTTTGAACGCCGTTAACAAGCTGTTCACTAAAATCATTAAATTTATTGTAAGTAGCCATCTAAAAACTCCTAAGAAGTACGGATTACCGCATTGCCGGCGTCGTTCGTGGGGAACGTGATGGTGAAAGTGTTGGCGCAAGTAATGTCTGAGCCGAAGTCCAGCACCGCTACGGCTTTGTTGCCTTGGGTGAAATTATATATCAGCGCACCGCGAACCGTAAATGATGCTGAAGTCCAAGCCACCGTCTCAAAGCTCACGCACGCGGTCGTCCCAGACGCGACAGGAGCGACGTTGGTCAGCATCTGCCCTCCTGCTATGTACCCCGTGCCGGTGACCTCTCCTGTGACCGTGTAGGCGGTCGTAGACGCACCGATAGAGGCGGCGGAAGTGTACAACGCCATCTTGAACGTATCCGGTGTCGTAGCCGCACGGACAACTGACGTACCGAATGCGTGGATGCCGTTGTAGCACTCCACCTTGAACGAAGTGCATTGTGTCTGATAGATAGCCATAGCGGTTCTTTATTTGACCGGATAACGGACTTGGCCGGAGCGGTAAGCATCTTGACGGGCCTTGCCATCACCAAGCTGTTTCAGCAAGCCCATCGCTTCTTCGTACCGCGCTTGATAAACCTGTATCACATCCTGCTCCCCCTTCATAAACGTATACGCTTCCAGCAGTGAGCCGTAGAGCAAAACGGAACTGAAGTTTTCACTGAGCCAAGTAGTGCCATTAGGTGGCCCTACAGTAATGGACGCAGGGTAGTAGTAATAGTGAAGCTCGGCGGTGTAGTATGCATCGGGGGTCGGGCCAAGAATGAACGAGTTGGCGTCAAAAATGGCGTAATACTCAGGTATCGCCCGATCTGCGGGCAAATTAGTTGGATACGCCGCCCGGATAAAATTCACATCCTTATTGAGCAAGTATTGGTACTCGCCCGCTGCGGTAATCACCGCCAACGA